CGGGATTTGTCACTAAACGTCGGTGATTTTAGCGTGCTGGCCGGGATTGTCCATATCTACGACCAGGTTCTCATGGAAAATGTCCATGAGTTCAAAGGCCAGGTCAAGGCCGATAGCCCTTTGGGCAATGACCGACACAATCCTCATGCTGGTATGGGAGCCAGTAGTGAGGGGCCGTGTGCCGCTTGTGGTACTCGCGATAGGTGCTTTTGCAGCCTATTGCCTGCCACAACCCGCCATGCGCAAAGTTATCTCAAAAATCAGCGAGACCTTATGGTTCGCGCCCTGGCTGCTTTGCAGGAAGATCGCCAATATAATTTGGTGATGGTTGATCGAGCCATCGATGATGGCGCAGACCTTGAAGATCTTCGGGATCTCTATCAGAGAGAGCTCAAAAAAAAATACAAGGCTGTTGCCTCTGTTGAGAAACAGATCGATGACGAGATCAAACAAAAGGAGGCCACTGCCTGGTTTGAGGAAATGCAACGCCGTGAGGAGGTAGCAAGATTGGAAGCTTTTGCAGCATCGCTTACTGATGCACAGCAGGAGGGATACAATTTTGATGCCGTGCCACAGTATTACACTTTTACTGGGAATTACCTGGAGGAAGACATGGAGTTGGTTGAATGGAGACCTGATGAGGACCAATCAACCATCGGAATGTTGGGATCCGGTGCATCAAAAGGGGATGGCCCACAGCCCAAGGTTGCTTACATACCTAAGGATAAGTGGAATTTAATGACTGCTGCTGAAAAGAAAGCACACAAGTCTCAAAAGAAATCGGAGAAGCCGAATTGGAAACCTAGAGGAGGTGGAGGCACCCGAGCATCCAAGAACGCTTCTGAGATTGGTAAGTCCTTATCCACAACCGATGCAGAGATGCAATCCTGTATCGATGCCGTTCATGAAATGGCTCAAGTCATGGACGAGATCATTGAGGATTATAATGCTGAGAATCCCAATGTCCCAAAAGTCCCGTTGGTGAATGGACCGGGCCCAGGTGGAGATGAACCTGGTGGAAAGAAGAAGAATGATGATCCGGAAAAGTATCATCTTGATGAACCTTCCGTAGCCAAATTGGTTGACGAGTTCTACTTTGAACTTCACAGTTATACTGGTTATGGACAGAGCTGGATTTTTACTGCTCTGCTTCTCCTGGTGATGTATTACATCACCCCCCTTTATCCTTGGATTGACCCGAGACCTGCCTTTGGAGATGGTTTTGTGTCTTATCTAATTCGATATGGGGTCCGGTTAGTTCTCATTCAGGTCGTTACACGCATGATTGTGCATGTATGTCCTGTGTGGTTGTTTTCAAAATGGTCTGTTGTTGAAACACATAGAGCAATTGGTAGGTGGAACGCTCATCGGGAAGATCTTCGAGCTGATTCGATCTCATTAGGTAAGAAGTTACACGATAATCCTGAGTTGGTTGTCATAGAGTGTTGGACTTGCAATCCGGTCTTGGGGTATTTTTGGAGGTGGACACGTACTGAGTACATGGTCAGCTTCGAATTACTCGCTCAGATAAAGACAGCTGCTAATGCTAGCATACTCTGTGATGAGAAGACAGCAATGGCCAAAATTTACAATGCTGCTAGATCAACGCACTCCGTCAATGTCAGTCGTTATTTGACATGGCGTAGAGAAGCAGTTGTTGAAGGCACTGCAGTTCTGGCCTTTGCCATGTATCGTCATACTCTCGAACAGTTCCGTCATTTAAACTTTCCTCGACCCAGTACAGGAAAGCCGTAGAGCGCGGCTTGGCCCGCACTTACGCCGTTGGTTATAGATACGGTGAGCAACAGTTAGATAAGATTAATCCAATTAAGGACGGTACAAAGATTTCAGACCCGCGTCCAGTGGATCTTCGGTATCGACCTGTTGTTCAAGTGAGTGCTGGCTGTCATTTAAAGGGTGCTGCTATGGTGCATCCTTGTCCACATGACCCTGCTACAATAATTGCTGGCGTTCGTCATCGGTTCGCCAGACGTCCTCCTAAATCCGATCCAGCTTTACTGGCTGACCTTAGGGTCTTCGTGCGCAGTTGGATTCGACGAAATTTGGTTCCTTTGTCACCAAATTCTGATACTTCGGTTGAAACATGGCTGGAGTCCACACATTATTCGAGAGCTCGTAAAGATGAGCTTTTGAAGAAGTGGGAAGAGTTCACAACTTTGGATGATCCTTCCAAGAAGTACCGGTTTTGTAAGTCTTTTATGAAAGATGAAACTTATCCAAAATATAAACATGCTCGTGGCATTAATTCTCGTTCTGATGAATTTAAATGCTACATGGGCCCCATTTTTAAATTAATTGAAAATAAATTATATAAGATTCATCATTTCATAAAGCACGTTCCTGTTGCAGATAGGTCTAAGTTGATTCAAGAGACATTATACCGTGAGGGCGGTAGATATGTGGCTACCGATTACACTGCTTTTGAATCTCTATTTGTGCGTGAGCTTATGGATGTTTGTGAGTTTGAGTTATACGATTATATGACCCAAGCTCTACCTGAACACGATAAGTTCATGAAGGAATGCTGGGAAACTTTGGGAGGGGAGAACATTTGTGACTATAAGACCTTTGTGGTGAGATTGCTAGCCACAAGAATGTCTGGGGAGATGTGCACATCCCTGGGCAATGGGTTTTCAAATCTTATGTTCATGCTATTTATGTGTGAACGTAAAGGGTGCAAAGAAGTCGACGGCTATGTGGAAGGTGACGATGGTATTTTCAGTATGATTGGAGAGCCACCTTCTTCAGATGACTTCGCTAAGCTTGGTCTAAATATTAAAATGGACATCCATGATAGATTGTCCACCGCTTCTTTTTGTGGCATCATTTTTGATGAAGGTGATTGTTTAAATGTCACAGATCCGCGGGAGGTGTTGGCTAGTTTCGGCTGGACCACATCTAATTATAAATGCTCAAAACCAAATAAGCTTAAGATGCTTTTACGAGCAAAATCTCTTTCTCTGGCCTATCAGTACCCGGGATGCCCCATCATTGCGTCCCTGGCTCGTTATGGTCTAAGGGTTACTAGGTCGGTGTCTATAGAGAGATTATTGCAGAAGCCCAGTCGTATGTCTATGTGGGAAAAAGAACAGCTAATAGAAGCAAGGCAGGCATTCCGCGATAAAAAGTGGGAGAAAATGACTGCAGTTGAGGTGCCAATCGCAACAAGGCTATTAGTTGAACAAATGTACAACATACCTATCAATGTACAACTAGATATTGAGCAGTATTTAGATTCACTAGACGACGTACAAGAATTGGATATACCGATTGTCCTTGATCTCGTTCCGCAGGAATGGGTGCATTACTACGATAATTATTGTTTTGATGCACCTATTAGAGATCCAGATCTGGAGTATTCTTCGACCATCTGGAATCAATTGGATGGTTTTGTACGTGAGTGGTAGGAGAGCGATG